GTTGTCCTCTAACACCAGAATAAAGATATTTATGCAGTGTTCTTCGAGGTGCAGCTATTGAACCCTGAGCAGAGTTATTTAGTAAGCTTGTTGCAAGTTCGTCTCTTTGATTCAAACGTAGATAGTGAAGATTACAACCTAAGAACCCACCTGTTTGATATTCAATCACATATGATAGAGGATACATGTCATAATATGGTTGTTTTGTCTGTGCTTGATAGGTGAAGAAGTATAATTGGCCAGGCGAAAATCCACCTGTATCTGCAGCATCATCATCAAAGTTTGTTGATCCAAGTTCTTGTATTAATTGCTGACGAAAGAAATCCTCATTGACTTGACCACCAACTCTATCTAATATGTTCTGAAGAATACTCATCGGATTCCTAATTCTTTTTCAGTCATAATTTTGAACTCTAACTTACGATCTGCACAAAACTCTTTCGCTGCTTTCCATTTTGCTTGATTTTTAACGTATGTTATAGATTCGTTTATCATTGTTTTTCTTGATTTACCTTTAGTTGCTTTTGGTTCAAGTGTTTCTCTCATTGGTTTCACTTCGATCACTGATCTACGAATATTACTGTCTTTGTCTTTATATTTGATGAAAAAATCAGGAAAATACCTACGAACACGATTTGTTGTTGGATCTAGATAGGGAATCCAAAATTCCTCAGACGCCCATTCAAGTATATTTTCGTTCAAATCACAGTAATTCATAAATTTTCTTTCCCACAAAGACCTATAAATAATATTTTGGGGATCACCTTTATATTTTTTAGGATTAGAAGGTCTATATATCCCTTTATAGCTCATATATAGTAATAACAACTTAAATTTATTTATTGTGTCAAGTAATAGTATATTTCCAAGAAAAGCAGATCTCTTCCATAAAGATATGGCAGATGTCAGGGAGATCATTGGTCGCCCGTCGTTAGATACGTTTTATCAAGTCACATTCTCTTTTGGTAAATGGCAAAGATGGTTGGAATCTGATTTGGCCGATATAGAAACAATAACTTTTGACCCTGCTATTTCTGGTCACTCAAGAGTTCAAGGTCTTGATTTTATGCGAAAGATGTCTGTGATGTGTGCAGAAGCAGAAATACCAGGCACATCCTTTCAATCAACTCTTGCAGTTGGACATCATCAAGGTATTCAAGAGGAGTTTCCATATCTTAGAACTTTTCCACCACTTAATCTAACTTTCTATTGTGATCTCGATCATGTGATTATTGAAGTTTTAGAGTCATGGATGACTTATATAAATCCGATTACAACAAACAAAAGAGATTTGAACGCCTACGGACGATTTAATTATCCAGATGATTACAAAGAGACAATTCATTTAACTAAATTTGAAAGGGATACATTTGAGGCAAGTTTGCCTCTTGATCAAAATCCAACTACAAAACTCATGACATATGAGTTTGTAAATATTTGGCCACAAAACATGACATCCATGAGAGTTGCCTATGGTGACTCAAATGTGTTAAGATGTAGTGTGCAATTTGCGTATGATAGATTCTTCACAGATTTTAATTACACTGATACAAATCAGGCTATTGCTGCTGATGCTTTTTCTTTACTTAATAGTAAGGAACAAAATAGGAGATATGGTCTTAAAAATTCACTTGAACCAACTTATCCAGATGGTGCATTTGGTATAGGATCTAAATCCACAGATAAAGTATCAAGACACAAAACTGGTCATTCTAGTCAATATAAAAAGAAAAGGAGGGGAACCGCTTTTCAATAGATAATCATAAAAATTAATTATGCCATTACCAACGATTACGACTCCAACTTATGAGTTGAAAATGCCCTCCACAGGCAAAAAAATTAAATACCGTCCTTTCTTAGTCAAAGAGGAAAAAATTCTAATTATAGCATTAGAATCAAGAAATCAAATTGAGATCACAAACTCTGTCAAAGATGTGTTGAAGAAATGTATTTTGACAAGAGGAGTTAAGGTTGATGATCTTCCAACATTTGACATTGAGTACATCTTCTTAAACATTCGTGCAAAATCAATTGGTGAAGATATTAGATTGACGGTGACATGTCCAGATGATAATCAAACTGAAGTGCCAGTGACAATATATGTTGATGAGATACAGGTCACTAAACCAAAAGATCACACAACAGATATTTCATTAGGAAAGGATTTATCACTTCGTATGAAATATCCGTCATTGAGTCAGTTTATCGAAAATAATTTTGAAGTAGAGGATGAATCAAATACCGTTGTAGATAAAACTTTTAAATTAATCGCAGATTGTATTGATACTGTCTTCACAAGCGAGGAAGCATGGGAAGCAAAGGACTATACATCAGATGAAAGAGTTGAATTTATAGAACAACTGAACTCAAAACAATACAAACAAGTTGAGAAGTTTTTTGCAACAATGCCTAAATTATCTCATACTATCGAGGTAACAAATCCAAACACTAAAAAGAAAAGTCGTATCGTTTTGGAGGGTCTAGCCGATTTTTTCGGTTAAGTATTGCAAGAGAGAGTCTTGAATCTTTTTATCAGATCAACTTTGCTCTCATGCAATACCATAAATATAGCTTGACGGAACTAGAAAATATGATGCCTTGGGAGAGAGACATTTATTTGACTCTACTCAAGAATTATATTGAAACTGAAAATCTGAAGAGACAACAAAAAGAAGGCATTCATGGATGAGGAAGAGTTAGAACAACCTAGAAAGAAAATTACCGTAAGTAATTTTTTTGAATCAATCGTATCGATTGATGAGGTGGCTAATCGTGCTCTTCAACAATCTCAACAAAACCTTTTATCAATCAAAGCGAGTGAAAGTTTATTACAGGGACTCGCTGAAAATATTAGAGCGATACAAGAAGATATTGGAAGTATCACAAATTATTTTATAATTCAACAGAACGTAAGACAAAAACAAACAGAATTAAAAGAACAGGAGTTAGCAAAACAAGAGGACTTTCAACAAAAACAAATAGACAATAGACAAAAAGGCATTCAAGATGAACTTCCCCTTGGAAAACAACGTGGAAATTTAATGCAGTCTTTGACACAAGGAGTTACTAGTCTAGCTTCAGATGCAGTCCGACCTTTTATCAACCCTAGTATATTTTTAGGATTGAGTTTCTTAGCTGGTTTTAAGGATGGTGGAGAACCACCGATCAATCAACCAGCAATCGTGGGTGAAGAAGGCCCAGAAATTTTTGTACCAAAGGTAGCAGGCACCATACTTCCGAATAATGTTACAAACCAATTAAATGCAAATACAAATACGAATAATTTTACAAACCAATTAAATACAAATAACTTTGCAAGTAATTTTACAAATAATTTTTTAGCACAAAATATTCAGAACAAAAATCAAACAAATGTCAATAAAAAAATTAATACACAAGCATTATTGAACACAATATCAGTTGCAGAGGGAACTGCTAAAGGTGGGTATGGAACAATATATGGTGGAACGGATGATAATCCAATCACAGTTCCTGAGTTAGCAGCGGGTGAGATGACAATCAATCAAGTTCTAAACATGATGAGAACTGGAAAAATTGAAAGAACTAGAATGATTGAAAATGATAAAGGTGAGATGGTTGAAGAAAAATATATGGCAGATGTTGGTTATGGAAAAGAAAATAACGTGGGTGCAACTGGTAAATATCAATTTATACCAGCTGCGTTAGAGGAAGAAGTAGGTGTCATGATGGGTAAAGACAAGAATTTTTCATATGACACAAAATTCACTCCAGAAGTTCAAGATAAATTGATGCTTCAAAGATTAAAAGAGAAAAGAAATATTGATTTTGATAAACTTAATAAAGAAGGACTGACAACGGGAGCTATTGATAAATTATCAGAGGAGTTTGAGTCTTTCCCTAATTTATTACCTGGCCCCAGAAAAGATGATTTAGGCCCAGTCAAAGGAAGAACAGATCAATCATTTTATGATATAAAAGGTGATAAAGCACCTGTAAGATCAGAGGAGTTCATTAAATCAGTATTTGAAAGTCAGGTCGATAAACTAACACCACCACCTAATGAAGACCTCAGCACTATTACTTTACCTCCGATTGGTGGTAGTGAAGACATGTCACCTGTCGCACAAGCACCTGCTTTCTCTGAATCTAGTATTACCACAGATGAGATAACAGGAACTGATAGTGGCATACCATTTATTGAAGTGATATCGAATCCATTTCTATCAATAGTGTAAGATGATAAATTCTAGAAATATTTTTAATAATTTAATGGCGAGGGAATTGGTATTAAATCAATACA